CAAGTTCTAAAACCTGTTTCTAATTTATCAGTTTGGCTTTGGTGTGTAGTTATGTTTGTTTTGTTTGTTACATAATCAAAAGATGCTTCGTGCATAAAGTGTAACCCTTGTGCTAAAGCAATAGTAAATACTTGACCAAAGTTTATATTTTTACCATAAACATTACCTGTAAATTTCTGCCAGGTAGATTGATAAAAAGATAAAATTGAACGAGTAATACATTCTTGCAATGGTCTTTCTGTATTATCTTCGGTTACAACTTCCCAATTTCTAAACCATTTAGTTGAACTTTGGATAAGGTCAAATTCAGGCTCTGTATATCCAATAAAATCTTCAATTACTTGAGATTCGTAAATATCTCTAATACCACCGTGATACTGACCTTTTTCTATTTGATAAGTATTTGTAAATGGCTTAACTAAAGTTGAATCGTTAGGAATGTTTGTAGCATTATAAATAAACCCTTTTGTATTTTGATAATTTTGTGGAATAATGCTTACCTTAATATCATCAAAGTAAGTTGTATGTACTACATCAGCATTTGTACTTAATTGAGTTTTTAAAACAAAAGTACCATAGTTATTCATTACAAAGCCAGTGTCTAAAGAGTTTTTGTCAAATTTAGATAAGCATTTAAACTTCTCCCAATTATCTTCGTTAGTCATTTTAGCTTCAATGTAATATGGCCCATCCCAATTTGAACTTGAAACATAATTGTCAAATACACCATTTGAACTTAAATATCTTGTTTGTGCGCCACTTGGAGAACCGTTAAGAGACTTGATAAAATTTACAATTACTCCATCAGTTGGATTGTGCGAACCATCAAAGAACAAAGAAAATTCTATTTTAACTGCAAAGTAATTAATAAAAGTACTAGCATTTGAAATCCTAAATACATTGGCTAAACCCCTTAAACTATCTACTGCATTATCTCTATCTTGGTTTTGTGTAACTGCTAAAATTCTATTATCAAAAGGTCTATTTTCTCCTGTTGCGTTAAAAAATTCATAAGTTGTCGGAAATCCAAAAGAATCCCAGTTTGTAGGGTCTACACTTGTAGAAGCGTAATCTTTGAAGAATCCATAATTATTAAGCAAGTTTCTTTCGTAGTAAGGATATTTAAACTGAACATTTGTCAATCGTTTATTAAGACTTACTAATTGATTTACATCCGACCAAATAACATTACCTTCATTCCCAATAGATGAATAAAAGTCAAAAGAATAGCCAGTTAAATAAGTTCCATCAATATCGTATTTTAAACCATTTTGTAATTTTTTATTAACCGATACATTATCTATTAAAAGATAGCCTGTTGAATCATCGTTATTATTGTAAAAATTAAAATCAAATGTTCCTATACTTGGAGATGTATAAATAAATTCATAATAAATCCAATCATCAGTAGTTCCTTGAGAAAAAACTTCAACACCATTTATTTCAATTCTTGCAACCGCTTTTGGAATTACACCAGCATCAAAATTCTTTGCCCAAAATCCTACAATATATTCACCAATAGCAAAACTTAATTGTTGATAAATATAAGAACCATAATTATCGCCAAATATTTTAGGACATTGACTGCCGTTTAAGCCTCCTGTTGGACTATTAAATACATTCCCATCAATATACCAATATTCGTAAGGTTGTGGTAAAGTTCCATCAATTTCAAAACCACCATCAACAACTAAATCATTTACTGCGACATCATTTACACCTATTACATACCAAGTAGCATCTTTATTAGATTGATATAACATACAACCTAAAGATTCCATTAATTTAGTTAAAAGATAATAGCAATCCTTTGGCTCAAAAGTAGCCCAATCAACTGCCGAATATTCAGATAGTTTTAAGTTAGCAAGATTATAAAGAGTACCATTTATTAAAAATTGACTATAAAAAGCAACATCTAATTCACTACCAGTCTTTTTTAATAACCTACAAACAAAATCACTAATACTTATACCAGCATCAACATTTGTATCATCATATAAAGCGTAATAGTCTTCCCTTGTATATTTAACATCCTTTAAAACCGCAAGGTTATCAGTAGCCGTTAATTGAAGATAATATTGTTCTTGCCATTCGTATTGGATAACATCGGGCAAAAGAAATCCTACCCACTTTAAAGTTGTAGTAGTATCATCAGTTTCGTATAAACTTATTTTCCAAGTATATTCATCAGAATCAAAAAAGAAATCAGAAGGTTGAACGGTAGAATTGTAAGGAATAAAACATTTTATATCTACATAAGAAGAACGAATAGGAGCAAATATATTGTCTTTAGTGGCTTTATAATTTAAAACAAAAGGCGAATCTTGAGCAGGTATTAAATCAATTACATCAGGAGTTCTTACAGTAGCTTCTAATTTTTCAAATTTAACTTTATAATAGAAATCAGTCCCTACCTGGTCTAATCCTTTAAATTGTAAATTATATAAATGATTATAAAACATTATATTACCCTCGAATTTTTTATTGCTTGGTTATCTAATAACAATCTCATTTTGTCTCCCATTATATCTACTTGATAACCACCTTGACCTCTTGAAGTACTTGGCATTGCTAATCTTGAATCTCCGCCACCAAATATAGTAAATGGATTAAATCCTAAACCACCAATAGTTTTAGCAATATTACCAATAGAACCTAATTGAGAGCCTCCAGAACTTAAACCACCTGTTAAAACAAATAGAATTGCTGCTGCTACAATAGCTGCTGCTAACTTTACCATTAATCTTTTTAAAGCATCTAATATACCTTGAAACGCATCAAAACCACCTTCCATTGCAACATTAATAAAAGATTCAAATCCACTTGTTAAAGTTCCCATTAACATAGTAGATGCAGCTAATATTTCGTTTTGTCTTTCTAAATATGCGTTTACTGCTTTAATAGCTTTTTGTTCTTTATCGTAATCTTGTAATAATTTTGGAAAGTTTGATTCTTTTAAACCTCCTAAATCAGTAGGAGCATTTGGAATTTGACTTATACCTTTTGTAGGTGCTATAAAATTAATAGGTTGTTTTGCTGCCAAAGCTGCTGCTTTTTTAGCATCCTCTGCTATCTTTTTATTTTTAGCCGATAAATCTTTTTGAAGACCAGCCATTTGGGCATTAGCAATAGTACGAATATCTTTATATGAATTATAATAAGAAAAATATAAATCTCTATTATATTCATCAGTTTCATTCAACATTGCCTGTTGATAAAACTGCATATTTGTATTAATAAACTTTAAATGCTCTTGTAGCTTACTTATATCAGTAGCTTGACCTACTTTAGATAGTATTTTATTATAATCAGCAATAATTTTTTCAGCATCTTCATTTCTAACCATATTACTGATTGAAAATTGGTCTCTTTTTACATCTACATCTACAATATAATTTAATGCAGTTAATGCTTTTTGTAATAAACCTACAAATGTAAATAAAACACCGCTATTTAATTTTCCTAATGTTATTTGGAATTGATTAAATGAATCAGCTACATTGGATATTTTACCTCCTAAAGTATTTGATATTTTATTCATTGCACCTGAAACACCTTCGGCAGCACCTAAAGATAAAACATACTTTTGAATAGATTCAGCAGTATTGTCTACTTGTGTTTTAATTCCTTTGAATGTGAATGTAACTTGGTCTCCTGCAACTGCTGCTCTTACTCCAAATTCCTTTAAACGCTCAAATTCGCCTGTCTGCGCATCTAAAATTGCTTCAGCTAATTGGTCAAAGGATTTGCCTGTTGAACTCGCTAAATCGCCTAATAATCGCATTTGTGCAATATTAGGTTTAAAGCCTTGATTTGCTAGCTTTACGAAAGCACCTGTTAATTCATCTACCTGGAATGGAGTTGTAGCAGCAAATTCTTGTATTTGTGATAATGCTAATTGAGCAGCAGAACTGCTACCCAAAGTATTTGATAAAACTGCTTCGAATTTTTGGAATTGTGATGTAGCATCTATAACACCTTTACCGAAACTAACAATAGAACCGACTGCAAAAGCACCAGCAACAATACCACCAACTTTAGAAGCAGCAGCACCTATTGCATTAAAATCTTTTTCTGAATTTTCGCCAGTTTTTTTAGTCCTATTGTTAAACTTATTTAGTTCTTCAGAAGCACTATCTAAACCCGATTTAAGACCTTGTATCTGTGCGGTTAGTTCAACTATTAATTTCTCGTTTGCCATCTTTTAACTTCTTTAAGATTTCTTGTTTTTCTTCATTTGATGTTAACTTCTTTGGCACTCTATTCATTATAGCAAACTTATCTGTCCATAGTGGCATTATTTCTTTAGGCTTTTTCATTTGGCTCTTTTTAGATACATTAACATTGTTAATATAGCATAAAGTTGACCTTGTGTGTTCCCACTGATTTGCCTCTTTTTTAAAGAAATTAAATAGTAACCTTTGATAATTTGCCCAAGTCATATCCTCGAACTCATCAGGCATTAAACCAACTTCGCCTATCGCAAAGTCAATTATATCATCCCAAGTTACTTTTTTTTTATACCTTCTTCGCCACTTGCCATTGCTTTAAATCCGTTTTGAATGTATTGACTACTTTCTAAAGATTTAGTCCAAGCATCAATAACTATTTGAATATTTGATAAATCCATATCATCAATCCAATTAGTAACATCATCTAAAGTAACATCAAATGTTCTTTTACTAATTTTATAAGCATTCTTTAGTCCGCAATAAGTTATATCTCTGACAAAATCAATCATTTGATAGTCTAAATCTAACTTTTTTGCTTCTCCAGCATCTGTTGCCGTAAGAACATTATAACTCATTAAAGCGTAGTTACCGAACTTTAAAGTTCTAACCTCGCCACCCATTGTAATTTCAATAAGTCCGTTCATAGTTTGTTTGTTTTAATTATGCAAATGTTAATGCGCCTGTTCCTGTTATTTCAATAGTATAAGTAGCAACATCTTCCATTGGACCAGATACTTCAAAAGAAGAAATGTAACCACTTTGAGAAAATGTACTAATGCTATTTGTAAACTTAACAGATAATAATGTTCTATTGTTATAAGCATTAAAAATCTCTGTTAAATCGTATTTAGAAGGCGTAGAAGCATCTGTAAAATCTGCTAATCCTTCTCCTGAATAAGTTACATCTCTTAAGCCTGGCATTACTGATTTCCATCCACCGCTTTCTTTAGAAGT